TGATCCCATGACTCATAAGCATTTTCCATATATTCTTTAACCGGATTGTAGGTTTTTTCTGCAAAAAATGCTTCAATACCATCCCTTAATGCTCCAGCCTTGAAAACTGTCTTGAAGTGATTCTCCAAATATACGCTTAGGTAGGATTCAAAGGCTGAAGGTAACTGCCCCTTCCTCAACTGGATAGCATCCAGTTTGACATCATCTACAATTTCGTGTTCTCCAGTAAATTCATTGTGCCTGAGAAAATCATTGAGCTTGTTATCGCTCTTCATTGCAAGCAGAACATTTCTGGGACTGTCAGCCACAATAGATTCAATTTCAATCTGTTCACCTTCTTCATTTAAGATTTTTTTCTTTCTGCGCGAAAATTGCTTGATTGAAATATTCGTGACATCAGCTATTATGGCCACCCCCCCTCATGTGTTTCTTGATCATGGATTCGACAGTCCTACTTAATTCTTTATGACTAAGAGGTTCTACCGAATTATTATTGGCTGTTTCTGCAAGTGTTAAGATATAGTTCGGATCAACTGACCGACTCAAGAGTCCACCGACAAACTTTGCGAGCGTATCATTCCTGCTACCTTCATTACCAAACCCCAGGACAACCATTTCAAAGAGTTCTGTTGTCCTGTTTCGCTTACCAGCACCTTTACTAATTTGATAGTAGATATTATCCAGGTCACTACCTGGGTTCTTTTTGTTGTATTCCTTTTTAATAGCCATGACAAGTGCTCGACTAGCAGTGACCATAGTGCCTCCCTCTTTGGACTTTTTCTTGTCCCAAGTATAGACACCTTTGGGAGTTTTAGACGGAGCTACCACTACGTAATTGTTTGGATGCGCTTTGATATCCACACCGGGCAGAAATTTAATCATCTGGGTCATGGACACATCAGGATGTTTAAAATAAAAAATATGTTTGCCACCACTAGCTGTCTTCGCCTGCAGGGTTGGAGTTATCAAGTTTAGATGCTCCCAATTAGCCAGACTCTCATAGCCATTAGCCTTTCCGTGCAGGTCCACATCGATAACGAAGAATTTATCAGTTCGAACAGCAATGTTGCTATCCGGATACTGACTCCAAAAATCCTCAATTTCTTGCGCAGTCATAGCTGGTTTATCAGCAAATTTGATCATCGGTTGCTTATTCGAAGGACTAATAGGAATAACCGAAAATCCTTTTTTTTGATAAGCCAAGGCATGTTCTTTCATTCCCATTTAGTAACTCCTTAGAATGGTAAATCGTCGTCTTGAATATCCATCGGGTTGTCATTCCCAAATGTATCATTCGAACTTTGTTGATTGCGACTTTCCAACATTTGGAAATTCTCAGCCACGACCTCTGTCACGTAGACACGTTGTCCTTGCTGGTTATCGTAACTACGAGTCTGAATACGGCCTGTCACCCCAATAAGTGAGCCTTTTTTAGCCCAGTTTGCAAGATTTTCGGCTTGTTGGCGCCACATAACGACATTGATAAAGTCAGCTTCGCGCTCACCATTTTGACTCTTGAATGTACGGTTTACTGCAAGAGTAAAAGTCGCAACTGCCACATTTTGCGGTGTATAGCGTAACTCAGCATCACGGGTCATGCGCCCTACAAGTACAACATTGTTAATCATTATTTTATTACCTCCAAAATTCTACTGAACGTACTCTTAGGAAATGGGTATGATCCAGGGTGATTTCTCTTCAAAGGCTTGATAATTTTAGTAACAATTTCTTTTAAGGACATATCTGAAATTTCAAGCCAAAAGAAATCGTTCTTAGTGTAGTTGTAAACACAATCAATTTCTCCGTGCTTATAACATACACCCCAAATCTCACCTTGATGCTGATAGACTAGGATCTTATCATAATAATCACTCTGTAATTCAATCGGACGTTTGCGCCCCAGTTCCGTATATCCCATTACTCAATACCTCTTGCTTTCTTCGCATCTGCGATAATCTTCTGAGCTTCCTTCAATCGATCAGCTGGAATGCTTTCAGGTTTATCAACACCCATTTTATCGATGAACCATTTTCCAATTGTTGCAGCAGGACTCCCTGTAGCTTCAGCCATATTTTTGAGTTCTGTCCGAATGGCTTTAGCCTGTGCTCCTGTAATAGTTTTGGCTCCGTTACTTTTAGCTGGAGCATTAGCCGGTTGCTCTTGCTTACTATTTGGTTTTTGAGCTGATTTTTGCGACGTACGGCCTGCTTGGCTATTCTGATTATGATATTCATCCGTATCAGGATCCTTGTTGTCATCAATCATAAAAAGTCCGTTTAGCGCGTACTTACGGGCATAGCTGGATGCCGCCCCTGTGACCTGACTACCATCCATCCCTTTTTTGCTATCATCTTCTCTAGCATAGGCTGTAGTCCCAATAGTTTCACCAACCGCATAAAGAGTCGCAGTTGCTTCAACATAGTACCTGTCGCCAATTTGCACAATTCCATCTTGCAAAATCAACACCGCATCATGTTCCTGTAATATTGGCTTCAGCGCTTCTAAGATGTCCTCAGCGCTTCGATAGCTGTACTTCCCAAAACTGTTATACTGCCCTTTTGGAGCAACCAACTTCTGCTGAATGCTCTGTAAAGTGACAAAGATTGGGGATTGTTGTTTTGTTACCATACAGTTCCCCTTTATAAACTTCTCAATAGATCAAACAAATCAGGCTTAGTATTTTGACGCTCGATTTTTTGAACATCGCCACCATTTGGA